ACAGGTGCAGTAGGTACAGTATCTGCTGCATCATCTTCTACGGTGGCACTTACGGGTGTCGCAGCTTCGGGTGCGGTTGGTACAGCAACGCCTTCAATAAGTACCGCACTCACAGGTGTTCAAGCTTCTGGTAATACAGGCACCGTAGCACCTTCAACATCGGTTGCGCTTACGGGTGTCCTAGCTTCTGGTAATGTCGGTACCGTCTCTCCATCTTCTTCGGCAACAGTTGCGCTCACTGGGGTATTTTCTTCTGGATTAGTAGGTACAGTTACACCGTCTACGGCTGTTAATCTCACTGGCGTAGAAGCTTCTGGTCAAGTTGGCTCTGTATCCACACCGTCCGGTACAACGCTGACAGATGTCTCAGCTATAGGATCAGTAGGTACAGTTACACCATCATCTTCTTCCACAGTTGCATTGACAGGGGTTTCAGCTACTGGATCGGTAGGAACTGTCACACCACCAACACTTCAAGCTATTACAGGTGTCTCAGCCACTGGCTCAGTAGGTAGCGTAACCGGTTCAGTATCAGTTGAACTCACTGGAGTTTCAGCTTCGGGTAGCGTTGATACGCTGACAGTAACAAGCTCAATTGATTTAACTGGCGATGCTGCAAGCGGTGCGGTAGGTACACTTAGCCCATACCCCAAGCTGGATGGTGTTGAAGCTGCCGGTTCTGCGGGTAATGTCAGCGCTTCGGTAACTGTCTCTATATCAGGTGTTAGCTCAAGTGGTGCGGTAGGAACCTCAGAAGGCGGTCAGTTACTTGCCGGTGTACAAGCACTTGGCGCGGTGGGTTCGGTGACTGGAGTGACGTATACCGTTGCGCTGACTGGGGTGTCTGCGTCTGGTCAAGTAGGTAGTTTTGGTGTAACTTACTGGAGCTTAATTGATGACAGCCAAGACGCTAATTGGACTCTGATTGACGACGCTCAGACTCCGGGCTGGGTATTAATTAACACAGGATAACACGATGAGTACGTACTCAACCAATCTAAAAGTTCAACTGATCGGCACCGGTGAAGAGAATAATACTTGGGGCACAGTAACGAACAATGCGTTTAGCAACGTCTTTGAGCAGGCAATTGTTGGCTATGCGACGGTTAACTTCTCCTCAGACGCTAACACAACGCTAACGCTCACGGATGGAAACACTAGCCAGACAGCGCGTAATCTGTATCTGAACCTTACTTCTTCTGGTTCTTTAACTGCCACCCGCGACCTGATTATCCCCAATAATCAGGCTGGCACTGCGCCCATCCAAAAGCTATACATTGTTAAGAATGCAACAACAGGTTCGCAGTCTATCCGGGTGATTGGTGCTTCGGGTACAGGCACCACAATCCCAAATGGCGCAACCATGATGGTGTATAGCAATGGCACCAATGTCGTTGATGTTATTACCAATATCACATCGCTTACACTAACGAATGCTTTACCTGTAACTTCTGGTGGTACGGGTGTAACAACTTCAACAGGTTCCGGCTCAGTAGTTTTAAGTACTTCCGGTACGCTAACCACCCCCCGACTAGCTGGATCAAGTACAGGCTACAGCACCTTTGCGAGTTCCAACGCTAGTACAACTAACTACACAATAACTTTTCCTGCCGAAAATATGACGACAGGGTTTAGGAATATACCCAACACAGGAACTAAAACAAGCAGCTATACCCTTGCTGTAGGCGATGTAGGAAAGTACGTGCAGGTCGGGGCTAGCGGGTCTATCGTTGTACCTAACAGTACGTTTGCGGACGGCGATGTTGTGTCTGTTATTAATACAAATAGCACCTCCATAAATATTACGTGCAACACCACAACTGCCAACATTTCTGGGGTTACAACCGCTAAAGGCGGTGGGGGTGTTGTTGTACTTGGTGCATATGGGGTAGCTTCTGTTATTTTTTATTCTTCAACAGCTTGTGTTATTTCAGGGGCTGTTACATGACTGGGATAGTTCAAGTTGTAGCTGCTTCATTTACAGGAATACCTCCCGGACAGCAAGCCTATACAACTGCTGGCACTTATTCTTGGACGGCTCCTCCACAAGTTACTTCCGTATCTGTTGTTGTTATTGGTGGTGGCGGGGGTGGTGGCGGGAACGGAGGTGGTGGAGGCGGTGGGGGGTTGGGGTACAAAAATAACATCACAGTAGTCCCCGGCAATACTTATACGGTTGTAGTAGGTATTGCGGGTGCGGGGGGAGTTTATGGTGGTTCGGCACAGGACGGTGATCCTGGGGGAGATAGTTATTTTATTAACACTTCCACCGTAGTAGGTTATGGCGGTGGCGGAGGGCAAAATGATTATAACGGCGGTGCAGCCGGAGCAGGTGGGTCTTATGTAGGTGATGGTGGTGGTGTTGGTGGCTCTGGAGGTACTCTCGACGGTGGGGGTGGGGGTGCTGGAGGTTATTCAGGAAGCGGCGGTACAGGTGGAACTTCTGGTAGTGGCGGCAATGGTGCAGGTGGTGGTGGCGGGGGTGGTGGCGGTACTGTACTTAACCCACCAGCCCAAGACGGTGCTGCTGGCGGCGGAGGTGTAGGAATTCTTGGTTCTGGAGCCTCTGGTACTGGAGGCGCTCTTAGAGCAGCAGGCACTGGCGGAAGTGGTGGCGGCTCAGGTAGTACCGGTGGAGGATTTATCGGACTAGGTGGTAACGGTGGTGGGTATGGTGGAGGCGGCGGCGCGGGGCAGCAAGGACCAATTACAGGGTATGGTGGGGGCGGTGCAGCCGGTGCAGTAAGAATTATCTGGGCTGGAAACAGACCTACCGATGTTTCACGTTCATTCCCATCAACAAACACTGGGGATTTATAAATGGACGACAAAACCCACGAGTTAGCAGTCCTTAAGGCGCAAGCCAAGATAAAGCTTGAAGAGCTTAAAGCACAAGACTCGGCCAAAGAAGTAGCAGGCAAAGCCATTGGCGAAGATGGGCTGCTCTATATCTTCCTGATCGTACTCGTGGGCGTTGGTGCATCGGTATTCCTTGAAGGTGAAAAGATTGCCGCTGTGATGGGCTTACTTGGCGCTTCACTTACTGCACTTATTCAGATGCTTAACGGCATTGCTGGGACTGCGCCTAAGCAAGAGAAGCCTGAGTTTGAAGTCATTAAAGACCTTATCCACCGTCTTGACAAGCTAGACCGAGCCGAGCAGCCCATGCAAGTTGATGTTGAAGGCAGCAAGGTGACGGTCAAAAAAGGTCAAGACGTTGTAACAGCTAAGGGGTAATCATGCTCTCACTACTATCCACACTCGGTGGGTTGCTGATCTCAGGCTTGCCCAAGCTGCTTGATTACTTTCAAAACAAAGCCGACCAAGCTCATGAACTTGAGCTTGCGAGGATGCAGTCAGAGCGTGAGCTTGCGCTAGCCAAAGAGGGTTACCTTGCCCAACAGCGCGTAGAAGAAATACGTACCGATCAGATCGCCATGCAGACTGACGCTCAAATGACAGTTGCTGCGCTGGACCACGATAAGCAGATCATTGAGAAATCCAGCAAGTGGGTGGTGAATTACATCGGAACCGTACGTCCTAACGTCACGTACCTGCTGATCCTAGAACTGATTGCCATCAACGCCGTACTTGCCTATTACGTTTGGCAGCATCCACACCTTGTGCAAAACATTGATGATTTGATCCGTGTAAGTACGATCATTTTTTCTGATGATGAGATGGCAATGCTTGGCGGCATCATTGGGTTTTGGTTTGGTTCCCGAAGCTGGCAGAAGAAGTGAAAACGGGTCAGGCTGGCATTGAGTTGATGCACAGTTTTGAAGGCAAGAGCCTCAAGCCTTACCTATGCCCAGCCCACATCTGGACGATTGGTTACGGCCATGTTTTGTACCAGGATCAGATCAAATTACCCGCGTTGAGAAAAGATGGCTATACCGGCATTCTTCGCAAGGACTACCCACTCGCAGCCCAGGATAATCGCGCTTGGACGCCGGAGGAGATTGATCGCCTTTTTGAGGATGATCTCGTCCGTTTTGAACGCAGTGTACTTAGAATGTCTCCTAATCTTGCTGGCCGTCAGTCAAGCTTCGACGCTGTGGTCAGTTTTGCGTTCAACGCTGGACCTGGGCGTTATCAGAGTTCTACGATAAGAATGAAGAACAACCGCGCCGACTATGAAGGCGCAGCGGAAGCGTTTATGATGTGGACTATGGGCGGTGGCAAGGTATTGCCCGGATTGGTGCGCCGCCGCAAAGCCGAACGCGCCTTGTACCTACGGGGTGATTGATGCCTTTACGCAAACTTCTTTTCAAAAGCGGAGTTAACCGCGAAAACACAAGATACACCAACGAAGGCGGTTGGTATGTGTCCGATAAAGTACGTTTCCGTCAAGGAACCCCAGAGAAGATTGGTGGGTGGATCAGATATTCAGCCAATCAATTCAACGGCGTGTGCCGTAATCTTTGGAATTGGGTTACTAACAGTAGTGCTAATTTGCTGGGCGTTGGTACAAACACTAAATACTACGTCGAATTCAACGGTTCTTACAATGACATAACACCCGCAGGCTTGGCGGCAGGTGCAGAAATAACAACGCCCGCTTCAGGTTGGGGGTTGGGTACTTGGGGTGCTGGAGCTTGGGGGTTTGGTGGCGGGAGCACAACCGAAGCGCGTGTGTGGAGTGCTATGAATTGGGGCGAAGATTTGGTATTTGCTCCGCGTGGTGGGTCTGTGTACTACTGGGATTTTACGTCTGGTTTAGGTACCGCTGCCGTTAACATCGATACACTTTCTGGGTCTACTCACGCTCCAACCCAAGTTAATTACATTTACGTATCTGACATTTCTCGGTTTCTTCTAGCCTTTGGAGCTAATGATCCTGCGGATTCGGTATCCGGTGCCTTTGATCCTATGCAAGTTCGGTGGGCTGATCAAGAAAGCCTAACTGATTGGTACCCACAAATAACAAACCAAGCGGGGAGCCTACGCTTATCCCACGGGTCCAAACTCGTAACGTCTGTACAAACACGTCAGGAAATTTTTACCCTTACCGATTCTGCTGCTTATTCACTGCAATACGTAGGCCCACCCCTTATCTGGGGCGCTCAGCTACTGGGCGATAACATTTCCATCATCGGACCAAACGCCATCATTATTGCTTCGGGTGTGGTGTACTGGATGGGCGTTGATAAGTTTTATGTTTATGACGGTCGGGTGCAAACACTACCTTGCGATTTGCGGCGGTATGTATTTAGTGACATAAATACGGTGCAATCTATTCAAGTGTTTGCAGGTACCAGTGAAGGGTTTAATGAAGTCTGGTGGTTTTACTGTTCCGAGAACAGCACCACGGTAGATCGTTATGTCGTGTTCAACTATCTTGAAAAAGTCTGGTACTACGGCACGATGGCACGTACAGCGTGGTCTGATTCAGGCTTGCGCCCCTACCCACAATCAGCAGATTATAACAATCGAATCTTGAATCAAGAATTTGGGGTAGATGATCAGGCTGGAGATACCCCCGCCGCTATTGATGCCTATATTGAATCAGCGGAATTTGATTTGGACGATGGTGACCACTTTATGTACGTCTACCGTACAGTGCCAGATTTAACATTTTCTGGTTCAACAGATGGCTCTGATCCTGAAGTCACGTTTAGCATTTACCCCAAGCGCAGTTCTGGTTCTCCTGCGGGTACCCCTGCTTCTGATTCAGTTGTCGCTGCCGATTACCCAGTGGATGAATACACATCGCAGATCTACACACGATTCCGTGCGCGTCAGGCGTATCTCAAAATAAGGTCTAATAAGCTTGGGACCACATGGCAGCTTGGTGCACCACGACTTGATATGAAGGTGGATGGACGTGCCACCGGCGCGGGGTCTTCGGCATGACGTATGTTGTTACTACAGATTACAATATTGAGCGCCTTCCTCCGCCCAACTTACCCCTCGCACCTCTGCAATACGATTCGCGGTATCAGGAAGGGTTTAACAACGTTCTGCGTCTGTACTTTAACCGGCGAGACAACTTTTTGGCCCAGCTTATGACATCAACATCATCATTGCCGGTAACCTTACCGGGGACGTACTTTGAT